CTGGAAGCCACTAGAAACAAAAGGCCCGATGACCTCGATAGGCCTGGACGTGGCGCGTGGTGGCGTTGACAAGACGACGGCCGCGCCGCGGCATGGCCGCTGGTTCGACAAGCTGGTGACTTGCCCGGGCGTGATGACCAACGACGGCCCAAAGGCAGCCGGGTTTGTGGCGCCCCTGGTGCGCAATGGTGCGCCCGTGGTGGTGGACTCCATCGGCATTGGCGCATCGGCTCTCGATTTCATTCGCGGCCTGCGCATGCGTGTGCATGCGTTTGTAGGCTCGGAGGCCAGTGGCAGCATGGACCAGACGGGGAGCTTGAGGTTCAGAAACAAGCGGGCTGAAAGCTATTGGCGTTTGCGTGAAGCATTGGACCCCACACAGGCAGACCCCATAGCTTTGCCGCCTGATGAAGAGCTGGCGGCTGATTTGTGCGCTGCGCGCTACAAGGTGGTGACCATGGGCGTGAATGCCGGAATCCAGATTCGTGACAAAGACGAGATTCGTGAGCTGCTGGGCCGGTCTCCCGACAAGGGGGATGCTGTGGCGATGACTTTTGACGATTCCATTCCGCCTGCTGGATTGGGTGATGACGCTGCGGCGTTCAGGCGAAAACGAGGTCTTCAATGATTAAAACTTACCCGCAATACGATGATAGGCAAGGAGACGCTTCACGCGACTTCGCGGGCGCTGGTAAGTTCAGCCTCCACGCTTTGGAGCGGATGTTGCGCGACTGTGCAGAGCAACCCAATTGGCGCACCCGTGCCGCGATCTGCGGCGCCTACTATGACGGCAAACAACTTACCGAGCTGCAGAAGTACAACATTCGGGCCGAGGAGCTGGAAGAGCGCGCCATCAACCTGATTCGCCCGGTGATCAATTCGGTGCTGGGTCAGGAAGCCAAGAGCCGCACCGACGTGAAGGTGGAGTCTGACGCTGACGAATACGCCGATGTGGCCGAAGTGGTGAGCATCAAGCTCAAAGAGGCTGAGCGCGAGACGCGCGCGCACATGGCGGTGTCCGACTGCTACGCCTCAATGGTCAAGAAGGGCTTGGGCTGGGTTGGCGTGAGCCGCAACAGTGACCCGCTCGCTTACCCGTACCGCGTGGAGTCAGTGCCGCTTGATGAAATTTGGTGGGACTGGCGCGGTCAGCGCGGCAATACCTTGCTGGATGGCTGCCGCTGGCTGGTGCGTAAGCGCTTCGTTGACCTGGATGAGCTCGAAGCTGCCATGCCGGAGCACAAGGACGTGCTGCGCCGCAGCGTGAACGGCTGGGAAAACTGGCTGGACACAGGCGGCAACCTGTTGGCCGAGCCCGATCAGGTGACGATGCAGGGCGCGTTTGAGAATGAGCGCCGCTTCAATGTGACTGTCTCAAAGCAGGACTGGGTGGATTCGGCGCGCAAGATGATCAAGCTGTTCGAGGTCTGGTATCGGGTGCCGGCCACCTGCGTGGTGTTGCACATGGGACCTGGCAAGATCGTTGAGTATGACGATCGTGACCCGCGCCACGTCGAAGCAGTATCGCGTGGGCTTGTCAAGGTGTCCAAGGGCATCACGTCGCAGATTCGTCGCGCGCTGTACGCCGGGCCACACCGCTTGCTCGATGAAGGCACCAAGAAGAAGAATTTTCCGTACATCCCGATGTTCGCGTTTCGTGACGATGAGGACAAGAGCCCTTATGGCCTGATCGACGGCATGATTGCCCCGCAGGATGAGTACAACGAGCGCCGCCTGCGCATTCAGTGGATGCTCAAGAGCCGCCAAGTGCAGTTGGACAGCGATGCGCTGGATTCACAGTACAACTCGATTGCCGACATTGCCGACGGCATCATGCGCCCGGACTTGGTGGTGATTACCAATCCGAACCGACAGAACAAGGGCCCGGCCGTGTCGGTCAAAAACGAACTGTCCATGCAGCGCGAGCAGTTTGACGTGATGGCTGACAGCAAGCAGCTGATTCAGGATACTGCGGGGCGTTATGCCAGCCAGATGGGCAGCGCGACGGTTCAGTCCGGGGTTGCCAACAGTCTGCTGATCCAGCAAGGTGAGCAGTCGATGGGCGAGATGAACGACAACTACGTCTTTGGCCGGCGCAGTGTGTTTGAGCAGTTGGTGGATGAGATCCTTCAGGACTACAAGGACGAGCGCATGCAGGTACCCATTGGCACCGGCAAGACCCGCCGAGTGGTGGTGCTCAACGATTGGGACCCGCAGGGCATGCCGGTCAATCAGGTGAAGGATGCCGACATCAAGACGGCGTTGAGCGAGATTCCGAACACCCCGGCTTACCGCCAGCAGACACAGCAACAGGTGGCCACGATCATCCAGGCGCTGGGCAACAACGCGCAGGCTGTAGCCATTTTGGCGCCCGCGTTTTTGGAGTCCACCAGCCTGCCAAACCGGCAACAGGTGGCCGACGATCTGCGCAAAGCCAGTGGCCTGCCCATTCCGGGCGACAAGGCAGGACAGGAAAAGGCCGAACAGATGCAAGAACAGCAGCTGCAGCAGAAGATGCAGCAGGAGGCCGCCGCCGCGCAGGCTGTCACCGATGAAAAGGTGGCCAGCGCCGAACGCAGCCGGGCCAGTGCGCGCCAGGCCAATGCCGCCGCTGCCTTGATTGAACAGCGCATTCAGTCAGGTGTGTCGGGAGACGCCGACCGGGCGCAGGCGGCCAAGACGTTAAGTGAGGTCGAATTGAACGAGGCCCGCGTCAGGCAGATTGCCCAACAGTCCGAAGACCAGATGATTGAAGATGCCTTGAATGAGGCCTTGGCCTGACAAGCCGCCCAACAACCCACAACCCGCCCTGAACCAGCGGGTATTTTTACGCATGTAGGCCAGCCATACGCTGGCCTTTGCCGTTTTTAGCCGCCGCGATGTGAGCCACGCAACGCGGTGTGTACGCCAGTGGCAGCCGTCCAGCGTGATTCGTCGCCGCGCTGGATGTGATCAATGACGGTGGCTGCAAAGCCTCGGCATCCGGCCGCAATCGGAAATGAAGGAGTTACCAGTGAGCAACAACCAAGCCGCGTTCGACAAGGACGAACAAGCGATCCTGAGCAATTTGGTGGAGGAAGTGGAAGCTGTGGAGGTCAACGACCAGCCAGCAACCCCTGAAACACCAGCCGAGCCAGCAGCAGAAACACCCGCAGCCCCCGAGGCTGTCAAGACCGAAGAGACGCCAGTCGTCGCAGAGCCCGCACCGCCCCAGGGCGACCCCCGTGCCGCACTGCGCGCATCACGCCGCGCTGAAAAGCGACTGCGCGATGAACTGGACCATCTTCGCAGCGAGAACGAAGCCCTCAAGCAAGGTAAAGCCCCTGTAGACGTGAACATCACCGACGCAGAACTGGCCGAACTTGAAGCCGATTTCCCGCTGCAGGCCAAGATTGTGCGCAAACAGCGCGAGATCGAAGCCGCCTTGCAGGTGGTCAAGCCGCAGGAGGCACAAGCTGAGTTTGAGCCACCGAGCTACGACCCGGCGATTCAGGAGGTGATTGACGGTGTGCCCGATCTGGTGGCCTGGCAGTACGACCCAGCGCAGCAAGACAAGTTCTTTCGCGCCGTGGAATACGACAAAGCGCTGGCCGTTGACCCGGACTGGCGTGGCCGGACCACTGCAGAGCGCTTTACCGAAGCCGCACGCCGCTCCAAAGCTGCACTGACCCCTTCACCCGCTGCCCCAGCAGCACCCGCTGTACCAAGAAACAACCCTGCCGACGTGATTGCAGCCGCCCCGGTCCAAGGACCCAAGGGCATCAGCGATTTCCGAGGCGGAGCACCTGCCAACACTCAAACGGTCAATTACGCGGGCATGTCTGATGAACAGATCATGGCATCCCTGCCGGTGGGCTGAATGAGGCAACTTTAGGAGACTTCAATGTCTACAACTTCTGTGCCACGCGGTAATGCGCTGGCAAACAAGCAGTTTTCGACTGCACTTTCCGCAATGGCTGTGCGTCAGCCTACTCCATTGGCCGCCCTGACCGGCCCCATGCCCACTCATGATGCTGCGATGCGCAAGCTGAAACAGCAGACCACCACGGAAATGCCCATCGTGCGTGTGGACGAGCTGAGTAAAGGCCCGGGCGATGTGGTACAGGTTGACTGCGCGCACGTCGTCAAACTGCGCCCCGTCATGGGCGACCGCAATGCCGAGGGCATGGGTGCTGCACTCAAGTATTCGTCCAAGGACGTGACGCTTGACATGGCAACCCTGCCGGTGTCGGCTGGTGGCAAGATGACCGCACAGCGCACGCCCCACAGCATGCGCCTGAATGCCTTGGCACAACTCAAGCGCGCGATCCCTGCCTTCCGCTGGCAGCGTTGCCTGACCTTGCTGGCGGGTTCTCGCGGCAAGCAGGATGGCACCGACTGGGTGTTGCCACTGACCAGTGATCCGGACTTCGTGGAGATGATGGTCAACGCCGTCAAAGCCCCGTCGTACAACCGTCATTGGGTGGTGGACGGCACCGGCCTGGTGCAAGGTGGCGCGCAACTGGCGTCGATCGACACGACCGATGGCATGAAGCTGTCGCACCTGGACGAGCTCGCCGCCATTTGGGACGAGATGACCATCAAGATGGCGCCGATCCAGATACCGGGCGACCCGGCTGCTGGTGACGATCCCATCAAGGGTGTGCTTCTGGTTGACCCGCTGGTGTGGGACTCGATCATCACCGACACGACCGCTGGCAACAACATTCGGACCTTCGAGACGAATGCGGTGCAGCGCGCCAAGTACGGTGACTTGAGCCGTCATCCGCTGTTCTCTGGCTCTCCGATCCTGTGGAACGGTGTGCTGGTGCGCAAGATGCAGTACGCGATTCGCCATGATGCAAGCGATCTGGTGGCGCATGTGACTGCAGCCAACCGCCTGGCCGGCACGGAAACCAATGTGACCGTGGCTGCTGGTTTGTCCACCACCCATCAGGTGGCACGCTCGATCTTCTTGAGTGCACAAGCTCTGGCGGTGGTGTCTGGCGCCAACCAGACCAGCGAGGAAACCTATTCCCTGCTGGAAAACCGCACCAATTTCGAGCGCAATCTTGAATTGGCCGGCGAGATCATGGGCACCGAGGACAAGCTGCGCTGGGCGCTGCCGAATGCCGATGGCGACCTGGAAGTGACCGACTTTGGTGTCGCCGTCATCGACAGCGTGGTCAAGAAGCGCTCGGTCTAACCCGCAATGAGGGGCTTCGGCCCCTCGGCCTGACTTTTTAAACCCATTCAAGGAGCCACATCATGGCAAATCTTTACGGCCGCAAGGCAAAAGCCCCGGCGTTCATGCCGGTTGATGGTTGCGCCATCCAGATCAATGACACCATTGCTCTGACCGCCAACCCCACTGCAGGCGACGTGATCAATTTCCGGCTTCCCGCTGGCATTGAGCTCGGCAGTCTGAAAATCAAGTGCAGCGACATCGATACCAACGGCGCCCCAACCGTGGTGTTTCGTGTGGGCTACACGCCGTGCGATACCGGATCTGCATTGGCCGCTGACAGCACTGCCTTTGCGGCTGCTGGCCAGACCCATGCCCAGGCTGGCACCACGCTGGACTGCAGCTTCCATCCGATCAAGTTTGAGGAAGATGTGTATGTCACGGTGACCATCAATACCGCCGCCGCTACCTTCGCGGCCGGCAGTATTTCGATGATTGCAGTGGGTTCGGCCATCGGTCCGAAGTAAACCCACTTCCACGCAACCGAAAGGGCTGACCTGTTATGGGTCGGCCCTTTTTCATTGGAGTTCCCATGAAACTCAAATATGTAGGCCACAAGCAGCAATGCACAGCCTTTAAGCCAGATACAGGCATCACCTGGCTACCTGGCGCCGTGCATGACGTGAAGGACGCACTGGCTGTCAAGATGCTCAAGCACCACGATGTGTTTGCTGTGGATGATGCCAAGGCTGTCAAGACACCAGTGGCACCAGCCCTTGCACCCAATGACTCTGTTTCGGCAGCCAACACGTCGACTCTGGCACCAGGCGCCACCGTGATGCCGGCCGGACTCGAAGGCTTGGACAAGGCTGCCTTGCACGCCATGGCGAAAGAGCGCGGCATCAAGGTTCACCACTTTGCAAGCGCTGGCACGGTGCGTGCGGCCATCAAAGCGGTGTAGGTGAAATGAAAGCCTTGAGCCTGTTTTACCCCTATGTCATGCCCGAGGTGGCTGGGGCTTCTGCCCCATTGGTGGATCAGGCCATTGTGCTGACATGCCGCGATTTCTGCCAAAGAACCGCCGTTTGGACTGAGTGGATGGGCGCCATACCGCCAGGAACTTCCAACCGCTTTGAGTTCGACCTTGCCACATCCCAGGAGTTGGTGAAGGTTGTCAAGGCGCTGGCCGGTACCACAGATCTCGATGTGTTGTCGTACCGCGATGTGCCACCTGACTGGATGGATGCGACCTCAACCCAGTTGACCAACAAGCTGGTGCACCTGGAAGGTAATGAGTTTTTGGTCTTCCCGCTGCCCACTGAATCCATTTACCTGCAACTGGCGTTCAAGCCTACCTTGAGTGCAACCAGTGTTGGTGATGTGATTTACAACAGCCACGCCGAAGACATTGGCGCTGGCGCAAAAGCCCGGCTGATGGCTATGCGAGGCATGCCATTTACCGACCTGACTTATGCCTCTGTGCATCGTCAGGCTTACGAGGCTGCTGTCACACAAACCGCCAACCTTGGGTTTGCCCACAGATCGCCCGGCACGCGCGTGACCAAGAAGGCTGCACTATGACCACTACCGCCCAATCCATCATCAAGCAAGCGCAGGAATTGCTGCAAGACACCACCGGTGTGCGCTGGTCTGCGGTGAACCTGGTGGCGCACTTGAACGACGGGCAGCGCGCCCTGGTTGAGTTACGCCCGGAAATGT